TTGCCTAAGATTAAAGCAGAGCAGTATCTCAAAGATATTATGGATCGCTATCGTAACAAACTTGTTTATGATGGTAACACTGGTGAGATTCGTGATGATAAAAAGTTTATGTCAATGCTTGAAGACTATTGGATGCCACGCCGTGAAGGTGGTAGAGGAACCGAGATTCAAACATTGCCAGGCGGACAGAACTTAGGTGAAACAGGTGACGTTGATTATTTCCAACGTAAACTGTATCAGGCACTTAATGTACCTGTATCGCGTTTGGAACAACAGGCTGGATTAAACTTTGGTCGTTCTGCGGAAATTAACCGTGACGAACTTAAATTTACCAAGTTTATCGCAAAACTGCGCCGCCGATTTAGTTCTTTGTTTGATGACTTGCTAAAAACACAGTTGATACTCAAGGGTATTATTACTGAGGATGACTGGTCAGACATTAGACAAGATCTTAAATACCACTTTGCCTCTGATGCTTATTATACAGAGTCAAAGGAGCAAGAAATTCTGCGTAGTAGAATTGAAGTTCTTAATGGTGTTGCAGGATATGTAGGACAATTCTTCAGTAAAGAATATGTCCAGAAAGAAATTTTGCGTATGTCTGACGAGGATGTTGCAAGAATTGATGGTGAAATAAATAGTGAAGCCGAGGCTGTAGAGCCTCAACCAGAAGGTGAGACAGAACAATGAGTGAAAATGAAATAAAACATATGGATGACGAAACCTGGAAACGCAATGAAGATGGTATTCGTAAAATGATGGACCAATGGGCTGATGGTAAATTGACTGATGCTCAGGCTACATTTAATGATGTTGTTGGATACAAAGCAGATAGTCTTGTTTCCGACAGAAAAGCAGAAGTAGCGGCGTCCATTTTTAATCAGCCAGTTGAACCAGAAGGTGACGTGGCTGATGCATCTGATATTATGCCAGATCAAACAGGTGAGGCTGAAGAACCAGTAGAGACAGAAGCAGAAGCAGAAGTAGAAACTGAAGAGCCTGAAACAGAAACAGAGGAAGAAAATGAAGACGTTTAAACTTTTTCGGGAAGAAGCAATCCCGGTAGAAAAGCCTAAGATGGACGATCCCACAGCGTATCATCCAACAGAAGTAGGCACAAAAGGTGACGAGACTCCTCCTAAACAAGGCAGCTCTGAAGATCCTAGTCTTACACATGTATGTGCTACAAAAGTTATTCACCCTAAGTATGGTGAAGGCAAACCTATTATGGGTGAACATGCAGAGCCTGACGCACAGGGAAAAGTTTGGTGGTATAAAGTAATGTTTGAGCATGGTATTGAAACATGTGAAACTTATGCTCTCGAAGTTCTTGAAGAGGGCAGTCACGGCAATCATAAAAAGAAAAAAAGCTAAGGAATAGTAAATGGCAGTCACAGTAGACACACTTAAATTGACGCAAACTCAAGGCGTAGTTGCCGTCCGAGGGACTGCCGCTACAGGCACAATTGCGTTAGCAACAACATTAAAAAAATCAACCGAAACACAGTCTTCGCCTAAAGCAAATATCAAAGCTATTCACTGGGCTTTATCAGATAGTGCAAGAGCAATTGTTCAAAGAAACAGTAAGATGTTGTTCGAGCTTTCACTCAATGGTAAGTTAGAATTTTATGGTTTCTCTGATGATGACGAACAAGGTAGTGATATCGAAGTTGTTATCTCAGGTGGTAATGGCGGTACCGTTATTATAGAGGCTGCCAAAGTTTCTGGTTACGGTTCACAACAACATCAGAACCAGGGAGATCTAGGCTAATGAGACTTATTAAAGAACTTACAGAAGAAATTCAATATATCCAAGAAGAAAAAGATGGCAAGAAGACCCTATATATTGAGGGTGTGTTCTTACAGTCTAATCTTAAAAACCGCAATGGTCGTGTATATCCTAAAGAGGTTATGCAAAAGGAAGTTGCACGTTACACTGCAGAGCAAATTGATAAGAAAAGAGCTCTCGGTGAACTAGGTCACCCGGAAGGTCCAACTCTTAATTTGGATCGTGTGTCCCACATGATTACATCACTTAAAGAAAGTGGTGATAATTACATTGGTAGAGCTAAAGTTTTGGATACACCAATGGGTAAAATTGCATCTAATCTTATTGAAGCAGGTGCACAATTAGGCGTTAGTTCAAGAGGACTTGGCTCAATTAAAGAAAAAGACGGAATCAACGAGGTTCAGGATGACTTTGTTCTTGCTACTGCGGCGGATATTGTTGCTGACCCATCAGCACCAGATGCTTATGTAGAAGGTATTATGGAATCTCGTGAATGGGTAATGGTTGATGGTGTATGGCAAGCTCGTGAAATAGAGCAGGCACAAGCATATATCAAAGCTACGCCTCGGCATGAACTAGAAGAAGCTAAACTAAATGTTTTTAACTCCTTCTTAAATAAGTTGTCCAAAATCTAAAAAAGTATAAATAATTTAGACATTAATAAAACTCTATTAGGAGAAAAACAAATGGCTGTAGAAAGCAAAATCAGAGAGCTTCTTGCTAAGAGCCGCGAAGTAGAAGCGGAACTTACTGAAGAAGCTAATGAACTAGACGAGGCAGCTGCTTCCCGCCCACTCGATAAGAGTCAGGGAGACGCATCAATGCCTGCTCAAGGTTCATCTAACTCTAGTCCTGAAATGGTTGACCTTTCAGGCACTGGTGACAAGAATGGTGGTCTTACTGCTGAAATCGGTAAAGCCGCTATTGGAAAACAAGGAACTGCTACTGCTCCTGCTACTACTGGCGCTGGTCAAGCCCCTAATTTTGAAGGCGGCACAGATACAGCATCTGTTGTAAATCAACCTACATCTCAGGGTGTGCGTGAGGACGAAGAAGTCTCTGACGAAGAAACACTTGAAGAAGTAACAGATGATGAAGAAGAAGTAGAAGAAATTGAAGACGATGAAGAAGAAGTCGTTGAAGAGGACGAGGAAGAAGACGAAGAAGTCGTTGAAGAAGAAACACTTTTCGATGGTGACATTGAAGGTTTGTTCGGTGACGAAGATGGTCTTTCTGAAGAATTTAAAGTAAAAGCTGCCTCATTGTTTGAAGCTGTTGTCACTGCTCGCGTATCTGCTGAAGTAGAAGAAATTGAAAAAGAACTGGCTGAAGAAGCCCGTATCGCTCAGGAAACATTGAAAGAAGAAATGGTCGAAAAAATTGACGGCTATCTCTCATACGTTGCTGAGAATTGGATGAAAGAGAATGAACTTGCTGTTGAGCATGGTCTTCGCACAGAAATTACCGAAGACTTTATCAAGGGTATGCAAACTCTCTTTTCCGAGCATTACATCGAAGTACCTACTGAAAAGTATGATGTGCTAGGTGAAATGCAAGCCGAAATTGATTCACTCAAGTCTAAACTTGACGAGTCTATTGAGGATAAAGTTGCAATGGTAGCAGAAACAACAGATCTCCTGCGTAGTAAAGTAATTGCTGAATCTACAAAGGATCTCACTGTAACCGAAGCAGAAAAACTTGCTAAACTGGTTGAGGACGTAGAGTTTGATAATCAGGACTTGTTTGCTGAGAAAGTGGCTGTCATTAAGGAAAACTATTTCCCTAAAGTAAGAGCTACTGACGATGACAAAATGGACGATACTGTGGCTGAGGAAATGGTCGATGGCAATTCGCCAATGAGCATTTATGCCAACGCTATTTCAAAAGCAGTTAAAAAGTAATTTTTTATAAATAATATATAACCAACTAAACAGAGGAAACAAAAATGTATCTCTCAGAAGAACTTCAAAAGAAGTGGGAACCAGTCCTGGAGCACCCAGAATTGGGTTCCATTAAAGACCCGCACAAACGTGCTGTTACTACTGTTGTTCTCGAAAACCAAGAGAAAGCCATCCGCGAAGAGCGTCAGGCTGTTTTCGAAGCAACACATGAAAACAAAACAGGTTCAAGCATTGATAACTACGATCCAGTATTAATTTCACTGGTCCGTCGTGCATTGCCTAACCTGATGGCATATGACGTATGTGGTGTTCAGCCAATGACAGGTCCAACAGGACTTATCTTTGCAATGAAATCACATTACGCCTCACAAACTGGCACAGAAGCTCTGTTCAACGAAGCCGATACTGACTTCGCTGGCGCAGGCACACACGCCGGTTCTAACCCAGTAGACGGCACATACACAACAGGCACCGGCGTTGCAACTGCAACTGGTGAAGGTTTTGGTGACGGAACTACACTCAACGAAATGGCTTTCTCAATCGAGAAAACAACTGTAACGGCTAAAACACGCGCCCTGAAAGCAGAATACACAATCGAGCTTGCTCAGGACCTGAAAGCTGTTCATGGTCTCGATGCTGAGTCTGAGTTGTCAAACATTTTGTCACAGGAAATCCTGGCTGAAATTAACCGTGAAGTTATCAGAACAATTTACAAAGTTGCTAAAACTGGTTCTGCTAGCACGGCTACTGCCGGCACGTTTGACCTTGACGTTGATTCAAATGGTCGTTGGAGCGTTGAGCGTTTCAAAGGCTTGTTGTTCAACATTGAACGTGACGCCAACGTAATCGCACAAGACACACGTCGCGGTAAAGGTAACTTCATCATCTGTTCTTCAGATGTTGCTAGTGCCCTTGCAATGGCTGGTGTTCTTGATTACACTCCTGCCCTTGACACAAACCTTAATGTTGATGACACAGGCAACACATTTGCTGGTACATTGAATGGTCGCTACAAAGTTTATATCGACCCATACAGTGCAAACACTGGCGCCGCAAGTCAGTTCTACGTTGTAGGTTATAAAGGTTCATCTGCATATGACGCTGGTCTGTTCTACTGCCCATACGTCCCACTGCAAATGGTCCGCGCTCTTGACCCTAGCACCTTCCAGCCAAAAATCGGCTTTAAGACACGCTACGGCATGGTCGCTAACCCATACGTTACACAGTCTGACGGCACAACAGATGCTGATACATTTACAGCAGACCGTAACCAGTATTACAGAAGCGTTAAAGTTACTAACCTGATGTAAGCTAAAATAATAAGACCGTGTTAAGCGGCACTTATTGAGGAGGCCCTGGAACTTATGTTCCGGGGTTTTCCTTTCGTTATAAATATGGTATAAGGAGAAACAATGGCTTATAATCCTATCACTAGTGTTCAAGAAGCAGGACAAAACGATCCAGGCAATCCACAAGAACTGGACTTTCTCAGACCGAATGGTTTTAGATTTCAGGTTCATAATATTCCTAATGTTTCTTTCTTTTGTCAGGCAGCCAACTTACCACAAGTTTCAATTGGAAGTCCTACTGTAGAAACACCTTTGTCTACACTTGTTTTTCCAGGTGAAAAATTACAGTTTGGTGAACTTGTCATTCGATTCCTTGTTCAAGAGGACATGGCAAACTACAATGAACTTTATAATTGGTTACTCGGACTAGGCTCACCTGAAAGTCATCAACAATTTACAGACCTTATTGATAGTCAGTCATACCGCTTTCCTAATGGTAGGGGCAAGGAATCCGCACAATTTAGTGATGCAGATTTGTTTGTCCTTGATTCTAATAACAATCCCAATCTTAGAATTTCATTTACAGATGTTTTCCCTATCAGTCTTGAAGGCTTAGATTTTGATATTAGTTCTGGCGACCAAAACTATTTTGTTGGTGTTGCCGCGTTTAGATACAGATTGTTTAAAATCGAAACGGTCACCTAACATATAGACTTCTATACCGTTCCGTGCTAACTTACTTATAAATAACCTTCTTGTAGGTATGTATGATTGATAATGTAATATTAAATGGTGAAACAAGAGCTATCATTTTACGAAATGATTTTGAAAAAGATGGTATTCATTTTTTCACACCTAACGAATCATCACAACAATTAGGTTATATGAAACGCCCGAAAGGACATGTGATACCTCCGCATGAACATCGTGAGGTTGTTAGAGAGATTTCCAAAACACAGGAAACTCTTTTTGTAAAATCAGGTATTATACAAGTTAATTTTTATGATGATGACCACAAACTTTTTTCAATTAAAATATTACGCAAAGGTGATGTGGTTTTGTTAGTTTCAGGCGGTCATGGATTTGAATTTTTAGAAGAAGGTGAGATCATCGAAGTAAAACAAGGTCCTTATTTGGACAAAGATGATAAAGTATTATTATGATTACATTGAAAGAACTTCAAGAAACATGGGCTGAAGATAGTAAGATTGATGAACTCAATCTCGGTTCTGAAAGCACACGGATACCAGAACTACACTCCAAGTATCTTAATCACATGTCTAATGTTCGTTTACAATTGCGTAAGTCTGAGGCAGCTTTACTAAAACTGCGCCGTGTTAAAATGCAATATTATCGTGGTGAACTTAGTAAACAAGAGCTTGATGCTTTAAGTTGGGAACAGTATCTTGGTCCTAAACCATTGAAACAAGATATGAACGATATGTTGGATGCGGATGATGATGTCATTGAGCAAACAAACAAAGTAGAATATATTAGAACAGTGGCAGACTTCTTAGAGCGTGTTATGCGTTATCTAAATAGTCGCACATGGGATATTAAGAACAGTATTGAATGGACTAAATTTACAAACGGTCTTATGTAATGATTACAGTAACCAAAAAGAATGAAGCAAGTCTTAATGTAGAGTGTGACGTAAGTGTTGCACAGGAAATTAACGACTTCTTTACATTTGAGGTTCCAGGCGCAAAATTTATGCCTGCATATCGTTCTCGTATGTGGGATGGTAAAGCAAGACTGTTTAACATATACGCAAAAGAATTGCCTGTAGGGCTTCTAAGTTATCTTGAGGAATTTGCTGGACAACTAGAATACAAAATTAATGTTGATGTTGAAGATGTTGGTGACCCTGTTTCAACTGAATATGTTAAAAAATTTGCAGAGTCTTTGAAGTTACATAGTGGCGGCAAGCCTATTGAAATACGAGATTATCAGATTGAGGCTATTGCTGAAAGTATTAGAACAGGCAGGGCATTGTTGTTGTCACCTACAGCAAGTGGTAAGTCCCTTATTCTTTATGTTCTCATACGTTACTTACAAGCAAGGAATAAAAAACAATTACTTATTGTCCCTACAACGTCCCTTGTAGAACAAATGTATAGTGACTTCCAGGATTATGCAAGTGACGATGAATGGATGGTTAGTGAAAACTGTCATCGTATCTATGGTGGCAAAGAAAAGTCTAATGAATTTCCTATTACTATTTCAACGTGGCAGTCTATTTACAAGTTTCCTAAAAAATGGTATGAAAAGTTTGATGCTGTATATGGTGACGAGGCACACTTGTTTAAGGCAAAGTCGCTGACAGGTATTATGAATAAGTGTCTAAGTGCAAAACATCGTATAGGGACAACAGGCACATTAGACGGAACAAAAACACATA